GCCCAATTACAGTGTAAACACTGGTGTACCAAAGTTTATGATTTAAGATGTCAGAAAAAATTAACGCACAAAAGTCTTTTGATTCAGTTGCTGGAAAAACTGCTAGCGAAATAGATGAATTAAATAGAAGAAAAAACTTCTCTCAAAGAGAAGTCGGTTTAACACATCCGGACAATTCTTCTTTCATAAGATTAACAGATTCTGGTGACATAGAAATATTTTCAGCACCGGGAGTTGGAATAGTCATAAACGGCTCAACAAAAACCATTTCTCTCTTTGCGGACAATATTAAATTTTACACAAAAGAAGATGGCTTAAAGTGGAACTCTATGGAGTTTAATCATTCAGCAACGCTATTTTCAGAGCCAACATTCGTTAGCGCAAATGATAAATCTTATAATCCAGCATTTTTAAATATGGATTATTATATAAAGAATTTGGATTCGATAGATAAAGAAGACGCACAACAAACTGTTACTATTAATGGCAGCTACGCCTACAGGGAAACTACTGAAACTGATGTAGTCCCAACAAATCTATTGGAAAATTCTGTACTAGATAATTATTTTACAAAAGAACAAATAATATTAATCCAATCATCTTGGGATAGGTACGGAGAGCAGTATAAAGATCTTGTAAATTCCAATGAGGCAATTAGTGATTTTACTAATAAAATAAAAGATTATATGGATGATAGTTATTCAATTGAGCAAGCTATCAACAAAGTCGTAGAAAGCATAGGAGATAATAATGTCTGATTTTTACATCAGCCTGAGTGGCGATTTGGTGGTAAATGGATCTGGAGATTTAGGCCTGGTCCAATCCATGTCAGAAAAGGATATACAGCATGTATACATGCGACTGATGACAGAGCCAGGTGACTTCTTTATCTATCCCCAGCTAGGGACGCAGCTTTCAATGCTATACGGCATGCCCCAGAATCCTCAAACTGGTGACTTCGGCAAAAGATTAATTCGTGCAGCCCTAGAGAGAGAAGGGGTTTTTAAAAACAGGCAAATTACTATTGAAGCAGTACCGGTTTCTGCAGACTCCATTAGATTTGATGTTTATTTAATGGGCGATTTAAATGAACCTACTATATTGTCAATAACACAAGACTTAGGAGCTTAGAGTGGTAGCAGTTAATATGAAGAGTAAAGAGCAAATGCTGGTAGCTACCCTCAACGCCCTGCAAAAGAACGCAGGAATTAGCGCAATTTCCCCAGGCTCAATAGCTAGAGCTTTTGCAGAGGCAATCCATTCTGAAATTAGCGACCTTTACAATTCACTAAAGGTAAGCATAGAACAATCTAATCTTTCAACGGCTTCTGGAATAAACTTAGATATGATTGGCACCCTGTACAACGTACAACGTAGAACAATATCTGCTGAATTAGTGCCAGAAAGAGTTACTGGAAATATAGAATTTTATTTAAATACAACTCACAGCTCTACAGTAACCATTCCAAAAGGAACGCTTGTGTATAATGATACAACAGCATTTTCCTCAACTCAGTATCAGTATGAGTTAAATTCAGACGTTGTAATAGCGACAGGTAACACAAGAGCTTATGGGTCTGTTAAGGCAAAGTTTGCAGATAATAATGTGACTGCAGCTAGAAACACCCTAGTAAAGCATAATTTTATATCACCTCCAGGAATTATAGTTTACTGCAATAATCCAAAAGAAGTTTATAGCAGCATTAACTCAGAGTCTGACGATAACTATAGAAGAAGAATAGTTTCAGCCATCAGAGGTTCTGCATCAGGTACAGCAGAGTCGGTCAGATTTGCAGCTCTATCGGTTAAGGGTGTAAGGGATGTTAAGATAAGAGAAGCATCTTTGGGAGTTGGCACATGCGACATTGTGGTCATACCAGAAACGCAGGCTGGCATAACCACAATGAGTCAGTTGGTTTACGAAAAGATTAAGTCCGTAAAGCCAGTTGGTATTAACATGAATCTAAGAATAGCAACTAAAAAATTAGTGGATGTTTCTGCAACCCTAACCCTGAGAGAGGGAACAACAGGGGCGATTGCTAGAAGCGTAGAGAATCAATCAAGAATTTTCTTAAACAGATATTTAAACAGTTTGACAATTGGTGACTCAGTTTCAATATCAGAAATAGAAAGACAAATGAAGCTTTCTTCTGAATTGGTTATGTCTGTTACGGTTAGCAACATTAAAGTAGACAATAAAAATATACCCAATAAAGATTATAGACTATCTGACGATAAAAGTTACATGGCTGCTGGTACGCTTAGCCTATTCTCTGTTATAATGGGAGCGTAAACTAGTAGAAAAGGTGTAAATTAATGTCTGAACAAACTTATTCTGTTATCAGAAAGCAGATAGTAAAAGCAAAGAATATGACCCACGCTAGAATGGTAGCAGAAGGGTATGAAGATTTTCCTGGCGAAGTACTACACGATGATTGTGAAATTATTGAAACTCAAGTAGAAGAAGTATGGGACGAAGAAGAGCAAGATGCTCAAATCTTCCTAAATAGCCACGAAGCCACAGCCGCAGATCAGTCTATCTTTTTGAGATCTGAAAATAGGCGCTTGGCTAGAATAGCTGAAAAGAACAAGAACGTAAGAGATGAGGCCGTGTATGCCGTATATCAAGCTGCGTTCGACGCTTTCTCTTCGGTAGAAAGCGCTCCTATTAAGGCACCAACACTTAAGATGTTGCCAGGCGTTCCAGAAACAGCAGTGGCTGTATTTGCAGACTGGCAGTTGGGTAAAATAACTCCTGATTATAATTCAGAAGTTTTGGCAGAAAGAATAGAGCTCTATACTCAGAAATTGCTAGAGATAACAGAAATACAAAGAAAGCATCATCCTGTAAAGAATCTTCACGTATGGCTACTTGGAGACATCGTAGAGGGTGAGGAAATATTTCCAGGACAAGCCCATTTAATAGACTCAGGTCTTTATAGACAGGTTGGAGTTAATGGTCCGGCAATTTTAAGCAAGTTCTTTGACACCGTGCTACAGCACTTTGAGCACGTGCATGTTACTGGAGTCATAGGAAATCATGGTGCAGTGGGTGGACGCGCAAGAAAGCAGCACGATCCTGAAACAAATATGGACAGACTGCTTTATAAGTCAATGGAATTCTTTTATAAAGAGGGAAGACAAGAGCCAAGAATAACTTTTAATATTCCAGATGGAAAGGGCGAAAGGCATTGGTATGCCATAGACACCATCGGTAATTACAGTTCTTTGTTAATTCATGGTGACCAAATGCCTGCACCAGGACAGTATCATGGCTACTATAAGAGAGCAATGGGATGGAAAGATGGTGCAATCCCAGAGCACTTTGAAGATATATTTATGGGCCACTATCATCAGCAATTTAAAATGACCATAGGTAGCTCAATGCTCAGGGTCTCAGGTTCACCAGAAAGCTACAATACGTATGCTCAAGAGTACTTTTCCTCAATGAGTAGACCATGTCAGCATTTGATGTTCGTTCACCCTGAAAATGGAGTTACTTGCGAGTACAGTATTTGGCTAGATGCGGTTTAGGAGTTTAATAAATGAAAACCTATTTGTTAAGCTTTAACACTGGAGACTTCACCAAGAGTAATAATCTGTGGACCTCTGGTGTAATTGACCTTTATTCAAATAGGTTTTATAAAAACTTCTCATATACCAGGTCAGCAACTGGATTAAATTCCTTAGGTGATTATACCTATACTGGAAGTAGAATAATTGAAGGCGCAACACCAACAATAGAAGACGCCTATGCAGTTACTGATGCTGGTGAATTATATCTTGATCCAGCCGTAAGTCCTCATTTATATTTTTATTCAGATTCAGTTAGCGGTGACAGCTTTGTATTTGATCCAGATAGTGATTCAACGCCAATATTTACCGCTGATTTTGAAGAAGATTATCTCTATAGATTTATAGATACATCGTCTCGTATTGACATAAGAACTTTTAAAGGAGCTTTTTCTAGCTCTTTAAATAGTGTTGAATCAATTACTTTTGATCTAAACATATACGAATCAGACAGCGAAAATCGGACCATGGCTACTATCGGTAACAACCACTTCTAACGCTTTAGGTTCAATACTCTTATCAAAAGATGCAAAACGATACGCAAAATTTGAAGTAGTAGTAAATACAGAATTAGAAGTACTGACATCTTTAAGCTTCCTTCTTCTAATAGAAGTAGCAATATCTGAACCTTCTAATCCAATACTTTCACGAGCAGCAAAAAATGTTTTAGGAAGATTCCCTTCCTGGATGCATTTATATGAAGACTCAATGGATCAGGCTACACCTAGTTTATATGTACCAAAATCAACAGCTGGTAAATTTATAAATGCAGTTATTGGTGAAGATTTAGATAACTTTGATAGAGAAATAGATTTATTTAGAATTAACTCCTTTATAGAAAGAGCTGATGTTAATCAGCTGTCTTGGTTGTATTCTTCTACAAATATAACAAATGTATTTAATAAAGTATTATCCAATGGACTTATAGAGTTGGCTAGAATAGATAATCTTGTTGATTTTTATAAATCAAAACCAACTGATGATGTTTTTTATCATAACCCATTAAATAGAGAAATTCTAACAATAAAGCAGTATGGAAATCTTTCAATAAAGAGTGAAAATACTGGGATCTCAACAACTCTAAGTCAAACTCCTATATTGAAATATAACTGGTTTGATGAAATGGGTGCAAGAGTTGGTTTATTTAGATTGCATCTTGAGTCTAACGCTTCCTATAAAGAAAGAATTTTAGACGTATTCAAGAATCCAAATGGCGCTGACATAGAATCATTTAAGAAGGTTCTTAGAAGAGAACTAAATCTTTGGAAAGCTTTTGGTGTAGAGCCTTCATCTTCATACGTTGGGGCTACCCCAGAGGTGATGGAAATATCAGATCTTGAGTATTCCACCCCATACTTTACTGCAGATGGTAATCCAACTGATTTATTTAAAAAGTTAGTAGAAGACCTAAACGTTAGATATCCTACTAACTGGGGATACTTTAGGTTTGGGGACAGTATCTGGGATTATGCTGGAGAAAATAACGAAGGCGTTAATAGAATTCGTTCAAGATATTACGATGACGAAGTTGCTATTCCATACTATCAGCCAGGCGTTGGCGATTTAAGCGACGCTGGACTGTTCGTTACTAACTACGATGCAACTCCTCAGTTTTTTGAGACATCGATAGTTGCTAAAGGCAAAGTAAATGCTAGCACTTCTATAAAGTATGAGCCAGTAAAGCTTCAATATGAATATTATGGTTCATATGAGGTTACGGAATATGACAATCCAGCCGCTACAGTTAACCTAACGCTCGAATTTAGCGCCACTCCGCATGGTTCCTACGCTACACCAATAACATTTTTTGCACCAATAACATATTATCCAAAGAATAATTTTAGCCCTACACATTCTGCCTATCCGGAATATAATGCTGTAGAAATATTTGATACAGAAGGATATATTTCTTCAAAGTATGCGCTAAAAGAAAAGCAAACATTATCTGGATATAGAAATACAAGAAGTTCAATTAATACATCTAGATTAGAAATATCTAAAATAGAAAATATTGTTCTTAAAAATGGATTATGGAATGGTTCTACCTACGCAACACCTAACTCTGATAATTTTGAAGCAAAGTTTTCTCATAGGACTGCTAACTTAACAAGCAGTGGAACTTTGTTATCAGCAACGCCAAACTTTGCTCAAAGTACTCAGCTTCAGATTCTTTCAAAGTTGTATAATCCAGTTCAAAAAACTAAATATACAACTCCGCAAAAATCAGAAATAATAATTAATGACGTTGCTACGCCACCGGCTGATTATGCAATTGACCATGACAGAATTATCTCTAATATAATAATGCCAGTTGGTGCAACTCCAAAACAGATTTTTATCAATAACTTAAAACCAACAGACGCAGACTTAGATTATCTTGATGATGGTTCGGCTTTTTCTGGATATGGTGGTGTTTCTTATTACCTAGAAACAGATAGGCAAGTATACATTCCGTCTTCTCCTAATATTACATTAGAATTTAATAGCTCAAATCTTGCTACACCTAGCTCGAACAGTCAAGTTGGCGCAACTACAGTAAATGGTTCTGCAGCAACCGCCTCGTATTATTTTACTCAACTACAGTATCCATATACAAGCACTCCAAACTCTCTTAAGATTTCAACTCAGGATGGTTCAATCTATCCATTTGAAATAGTTAATTGGGATCCGTTTGAGCTAACACACGCATCTCCTATCTCGGGATACGTTGATGAATATGGCGTTATTAGTTATAATGTATTGAATGGCGAATATGTTCCAGGAAAAAACTCTAACTATATCTCAATTCCAGAATTAACTAGAGAAGGTTTTGGATTATCTGGTTCTGAAAAGTTTGAGTATTTCTTTGAAACAATTGAAGTTTTAGATCCAGAATCTGTAAACGTATCAGTTTGGTCAGAACAAAAAATAGTTAATCCATTCCTGAACAGAACATACGTTTTAAATGCAGATTCTATATCTAGCATTTACCAAGACATTAATTACACCACAAAGAGTTTAAACTATCCAGATAATTCAATATCTGAATCATATGATTTAGAAAGAAATACTACAGTATTTAATAATTTCATAGTTAGAGGAAAGCTCTACGATGCTAAGCTAGATGCGAGAATTAACACTGGTTGGATTCATTTAGATAAAAATGAATATTATGTCTACGCTAAACCAGTTACTGAAACTCAAACTGGAGTATTAAAAGAAATAACATTAAACAACACACCTAGACAAGGTGCTCCAGTTATCGTAAATGTTTCTTTGGTTGGTTCTGCAACTCCAGAAGTCTATACAGAGGTTGGATTTCCAGATGAGTCTTCTCCAAGGCATTTTGGATTTTACAATACAGAAGTTCTTCAACCAAGGTTCGATAACAGTTTTTATCTTGGTTATGAAAATGTTTATAGTCTTTCTATTACAGATGGTTATACTGGCGAACTTTTGTTTAGCGATCTTTCAACAAGTGATTCATTTATTAAATTAAATAAATCGATATATGAATTTAAAAAAGACAGAGACTATTATATAAAATATAAAGTTCTTAACTCTTATTACATAGACAATGTTGTTGACGAATCTTCTTATTATTCAAAGATAGTTTTTGACGCTACGCCAAACGCTACAATGAATTATGAAATCGTATACGAGTCTTCGATATATGAAGACTCAACACCTATAGATTTAAATTTTGGACAAACAAGTTCACTCCTGGACAAAGGTTATGTAATTGCATCAAATGCAACGTATGACTTTGATAGAATCAAGGTAGTTGTTTCGCCAGGTTATATTTTGGATGATGGAAATGATTATATAACTATAAGCATAATTTCTTTAGACACTGAAGGAAATCCTAAACCATATCAGAGCTTTACTCTTTATTCCCTATATCATAGTCTAACTTTTGATAGTCCTATTATAACCACTGATGATGAAGGATTTGCTTCTGTAAACGCAGTTTATGATTATGGCTATATTACCCATAAAAACAAGGCTATGAT